GACTAGGTCGGTATCGTCCGGCGTCTCCCAGCCGAAGTTCGTCGTATTTGCCATTAGTTAGTTCTCCTTCTAGGCGACTATTGTAGCGTTGAGCCAGTCCAATGTGGGCGAAATGGTATTCCAAGTTTCACCGGCTGGAACGTCATCCCAAGCAAAAGCTTGAAGCGAATAAGCCACCGGCGAAATATTGAGAGTCAGGTTCAGAGAGTTCAGACCAGCCGTCCAAGTCCAACCTTCGACAAATCCTTGAAATTCGCCATTGGGCATATTGGTTGGAAGGTTGGCAATATTTAGGGGAAGTCCCATAAAGACGTTGAGAAGGGCATCGCGATCAGCATCGTCTATTTCAGAGCTACCGAGAGGGAAACTGATTTGCTTGAGGGCAAATTCAGGATAAGCGCGGATAAGCAGGTAGAAGGCGGCTTGAGCCTCTGCGTCCGCTTGTTGTCTAAGCGTTGTGCTAATTGTGGCCGCTAATTGGCCAAAGAGGGATATCGAGGTCGGGTCGCTGTCTGTGACGTTGCTGGCTGAGTTGTTGCCGTAAGCGATGGTAATGGCATTACGGACGTCGCCAGCGCGCTTACTAATCGACAACGCTGGGCCGATTGCGTGATTGCCATCTAAATCGACATATCCGTTGACTGAGAGGTATTGACCTCGTCGGGTCGAGTCCGCGTAACCGATTCGGCCTTGGGCATCCTCGTAAAGATAGCCAAGACCAGAAGTGGCGTATGAGCTGGCCAAATTGTAGACAGTATCGTTCAAGCCAGATTGCGAATGAAGCTCGTAATCGCCGGGTTGGTCAATTTGCCCTAGACCGCTGTTTTCGGCATTGGCCCAAGTTGTCGTTGGGTCATAATCGTTCCAAGTGACGCCAGAGGGAACCTCGTCCCAACTATCAAAAAGAACGCCGCTAAGTAATTCATAGATTCGGTCGCCGTCAAATTGATGGTTGAAATTTCCTGTATAAACAGATCGAGCCAAGCGAGCCAAGGCTCCTACGCCGACGATTTGAATTCTTTGGCTTAGAGCCGTTGAGCCAGAAGTCTCTACAGTTATTGATAAGTCGCTGATGAAGCCACCGAACAAGCTAACCCAGTCGCCATTTGAGTCTTGAACTTCTATGGTGATTGGGTCGTTGATTTGATAGGGGACGTTGGACTCATTCGTTTCAATCAAAGTGAAATTACAATACCCAGCAATAGGTTGTGAGTAAATGTCGGTTCTGCCAGAAGTAATTGTTAGACCGCTAAGAGTCGCGCTGGTTACTGTGTAGCCGTTTATTTTGACTCGATAAATCGGACTCCAGAGCGTCATAGAATCTGAGCCGTTCCGCGAAGTCCTCCGCCACCTCCACCATTACGCGCATTGGATTCGTTCAAAGCATCTACAACAGCGCGGCTGAATCCTTCTCTATCCACAATTGAAGGTGAATTGACGTTGATAATCACATTACCAACTTCATCAGCTCTACGGAATGAACCCGGATCAAAAACACCCGGAGCCATATTTTTGATAAAATTTGCTTCAGTCACTTGTTCAATAAGAGTTGGCGTTGGTTTATTACCTGTTCCGGTTCCAGTTCCTCCGGTAGTTCCTCCACCCGATACACCGCCACCAATGCTTCCGCCAGTTCCACCGCCGCTTGCGCCGCCACCAGTTCTACCTGAACCTGAACCAGTATTACCCCCAACTGATCCTCCAAATGGCAGACCACCCGGCGCGATTGTGTTTGGTTGAACGCCTTCAATATCATCATTGCCAAACATTTTTGTTGCCGCAAAAATGGCGGCCGCGATTGCTGTGGCGGTTCCAAGTCCAGCTAAAGGATTCAAAGCGAACCTTGAAGCAATGGCCGCGCCAATTGCGCTTGTTCGAAGTGCTTGATAGGCGGCGTTCAAAGTTTTTATCAATGCGACGGCGGCCATAACTCCGGCAGTCAATTTATTGACCGCAAAAACTGTCGCTAAAACAGCGGCTAATACTAAAAGTTCGTCTTTCAGATCTATAACAGTATCGATAAATCCTCGAACTTTCTTACCCCATTCAACAGCTGTCTTTTGAGTATCGGTCAAAGATTCATCAAGACCACCATTGCCAGTCAGACCAGCGATAAAAGCTTCAAGAGCTGGAATGAAATTCTCGAGAATCCAAGCTGTCAATTCTTGGACAATAGGAAGCAAGGCCGCCCCAATGGATTCTTTTGCCTCGTCCAAAGCAATTTTGACGCGTTCCATTTGGGCTTGTGTGGTGGTAGCTTCATTCTCGGCAAAACTTCCATAAGTAGCCGCGAGATCCTGAGTGATTTTGTCTAAGTCTTTAGACTTGAGCGCATTAGCATCGATACCCAGACCCAATCGACCGAGAGCCGTGAAGTTTCCATCATATGCCTTGGCAAGTGCGTTAGTTACTGCTTCAAGCGGCTTTCCTGTGGCCGTACTAAGATCTAAAGCAAGATTCAATAATTTCTGAGCTTTTTCAACATCTTCCGTCGAACGTACTAAACGAGAAAAGGCTGGTCGCAATTCGTCGTCTGTGACGCCAATGGCAATGGAAGTCGCAGTTATATATTGCTCGACCCCAGCAATTTGTTTAGCAGTTGCGTCAGTCGTCGCGGCGATAGTTTCCGCCAGTTTCTTTTGTGCCGCTTCATCGTCCGCGGCGGCTTTGACTGCGGATACCGCGAAAGCCCCAACTGCGGCTCCAGCGGCGGCAAAAGCAATAGCGGCTTTCTTAGCAAAATCACCAATGCGTTCGCCAATAGAATCGACGTCTTTTGTTCCATCCTGTAATTTCTTTTGAAAGTCTGCTGTGTCGGCTAAAAGTTTGAGTGTGAGTGCTCTTGAATCAGATGCCATTGACGCCCCACTTATCTAGAATTTTATTGAACGCGGCTGTCCATTGGGCAACAATCGAACGCTGTTCGCGTCGCAGAGTTGGATAAATGAACCAGCCGCGAGAGCCCCGACCTTGGCGACCAGAATAAGCTGGAAACTGTTTGAATTTGTTAGATCCAAATTCCAGACCAGCCCACAAATCTTTCGTATTTGCTCCGCCGCTAAATCTTTGACTAGCAAAGCCGTATTTGATTTCACCGGTCGTACTTGTTTTTGAAACCTTACCGCCATCGACAACTCGGCGGACAGCTTTGCCACTTTTAGTTCTGGCGTAACCTGCTTGACGAATTTGTTTAGACAAATATTCAGCAAGATTATTTGAAACAGTCCGCGATTCAGCCTTGGCTTCGTCCCCCAACAAAGTGAAGGCTTTATAGACCTGACGAAGTTCGGTTCTATCGAACGCCGCCAAATCCTCAGCCATTATTATTCATCTCCTTGATTAGTTCTACCGCTGTGGCTATATCATCCCAGTCATCCCAATATTTCATTGGAATTCCTGTTTTCATAGCTACAACGACAAGCATCCGCCTTACGCTGTCGGGTTCGTGGCTTTTGGGTCTTCTTGTCCTGTCCTCACATCTGCGACTGTTTCCATCCAGACTTCAAATGACTTGACTGGCTTTCCGGCGGCTTCGCGCTTGTGAGCGTTATACGCCAAGAACATTAGATCCCAAATCCCTATATTTTCTTGCGCCTTTGTGATGGTATGACCTGTGGTCTTTTCCCATTTTGCCCACTCAGGCGGTTGAGCAATATAAGTTGCCGATTCTCCGTTGTTGTATTCAATTGTAATTGCTAGTTTCATTGCTCCCGATGCTCCGATCTATTAGCTGAAAGATTCTGAAGGTTGTCCGACAACAGTCAGAGTCCAAGTGTCGGTCAAAGCTGATGGTGCGGCTCCGCCGGCAGTTGGGAAAATTGGTAATACTTGGAATGAGAAAGTAGCACCTGAAGCGGCTGTAAAAGACACAGCAACAGTTGTATTTGGTGCGGTTTCAGCATTTGCCCACATTGACTCGAACAAGGATCCGTGTGCGCCGGATGCGCCCCAGTCCTGAAGAAGTTCAATTGTGAATGTCCATTGCTTATCAACAGACTTGTATGCGCGACCATCAAGAGTTTGATAGGTCTCGATAATTGTCTCAGCCGAAAGGGTTGCTGAGGTTGTTTGAGCGTCATATGGCTTCGTATCAAGTGTGAAGGTCACATCGCGCCCCGTGATAATTGTTGTGCTCATTGGGTCTCCTATGCGGTTTGCTCGTAGCGGACGCTCAAGCGAATATCGGAAACGAGCAGGGTAGTCGTTCCCACATCAGTTACAGTTGGTCTTTCAACCACCGATAACTCATACTTGGAAGCATTGAGCTTTCCAAGAATACCTAGTATAAGTTGCTCCAAGTTATCTAGAGCGGCTGGGTTGCTGAAATAGGCAACGCAAGCGGTGATGGTGTAATTCAATTTGACTCGGGTCGTTACTTTGCCCAGAACTTCCAATTCCATATAAGGAGAGTCTGGAACTATGACAATAGCCGGAACGATGGGTGTCTCAGGAACGGAATCATAAACGTTGGCACTCAGAGTTGAAAGTGCTGTTTTGATTGCGCCTCTAACGTCGGTCGAGATTGGCATTATCCGACCATCGCTTCGACGTCGAGATAAGGGCCAAGAAGACCAGTTACTTTAGCGAGAAGATTCTTAGATAGGCGATAAGGGGTTACTGCGAAATCGATTCCTTCGATTGATCCGCCGGAGGCTGTGCGAGCTTGGAAGATTTCGACAGAGATAGCCAATACAGCAGATTCGACGTTAGGGTTTGCGACATAGGTTGAGAGGCCAGAGAGAGCAGCGTTTCCTGCTGGGATAATGTTCTTTTCCA